CCTGAAAAGGATGAAGATAAAAAAGTAGTTGAAAATGATGACGCAGCCAACAATGCTGGAGCAGAATTATTAGATCAATTACAAGAATCACTATAGAAACAAGAAGAATTAGAAAATCAAGTACTTAAGTTGCAAGAACAGTTATCAGCTCGCTATGCAAGGGAAGCTAAGTATGAAGAAGAGATTGAAAAATACAAAAACGTAGTTATCAATCTAAGCGAAAGTGCTAAAAATTCTAAAACTTTAAAAACTAAAGTAGATTCATTGAATGAACAGTTAACACGAAAGACAACCCTTTATAACGACAGCAAATCTATCAATTCTAAGTTGACTGAAGAGCTTGATTCGATGAAAGCTAATTATAAGACTTTGAAAGAAAATTATAATAAAAAACTTTCAAGAATCTCTGAATTAGAGAAAGCTTTGAACGAACAAGTATCTAGAAGTACTCAAACAGAAAGTCGTTTGAAAGAAAGTCTTGAAGAGGCAAAACAAAATTCAGTTATCAAATCGAAAGAATATTTATCAAAGATCAATAAAGCGAATAGTTTGATAGAACATTATAAACAAATTGTCAGATCAACTGTGAGTAAATATATTGATGGTAAAGCTAGAATGATCGGTGTTTCACCTGCTGAGATTACAAACAAATTACCTGAAAATTATTCATTCAAAGATATTGACAGGATATGTGAAGAACTTCAAACTTATACACTTAATATCAAGAAATTACCTTTTCAGATAGATAGACCGGTGAAGATGAAAATAACTGAATCGAAGAACGATCCATTGAAGATACCGAATGGATTGGATGACGACATAAGTGAAGACTTAGTTCGTCTTGCAAAAGGTGTCGCAGAAAACTAAAATTAAAAAAAAAAAGGAAAAAATAAAATGACTCTATTAGAATCTTATAAGGGGCGTCTTGCTATAGCTGAGAGTTGCTACAGCAAAGCACATCAGGGCGCTCAGCTTGGTGAATCCAAGAAGCTTATAATTGCTAAAACTCTCGAAAATACTAATAAGTTCTTAAACGAAGCTTTTGAAAACTCTGTGGGAACTCAGAGATCCGATTTAGGCTTATTTAAGAAATTTGCTCTTAATTTGGTGAACGTTGCGCTTCCTAACTTAATCGCTTTTGATCTCGTAATCGTACATCCTTTAAGTTCAATGTCAGGTTATATCAACTATATCGAATATGTTGCTGGTTCTAAGAAAGGAAACACAGCTGTAGGCGATATATTCAACAATCCTTTCCAACTTGGAAATGCAGATCCTGATTATACCAGTGCAAAAGTTAACGAAACAAAAGATTTCGATAGCTCCGTAACTTCCATTGCACTTGATTGGACCCCTGTAATTCCTGGTACGATTGCTTTCGACACTGTTCCTGATGATTCCAGCGATGTTATTGTTCACTACGTTGATGATGGAAATGGAACTCTTTATAAATATAATGAAGGTGCTTCTGTTTCTATAGTAGAACAATTAGTAACAGATACTGCAGTTAATGGTCGTCTTGAAGGTGTTGCTCCAAAGATCGTTAAGACAATAACTGGTGCTTCTTCAGCTGGTACTGTTGTTTATGGTAATACTAACACTAAAGGTGTATCCAGTTCCGGCGCGGAACAGATCTACACCACCGGCACTCCTGGAATAACTCTTAGCTCTGCAATCAGTGGTAAGATCAAGCTTTCTTATAGCTATAACAATGTTGTAATTCCTCAGAATGATCTTCCAATGGTTACCGCTCAGATGAAAGCTATTCCATTAATAGCTAAAGCTAGAAGGGTAGCTATCTACTATTCTCAAGTTGCAGCTTTCCAAGCTAAAACTGATTATGGTTTCGATCTTGGTCAGCAACTCGCTGAAAAAGCTGTTGGACAGTTATCTTATGAAATCGATACTGAAGTTGTTAACTTACTTGACACCACTGCTGGTGCTGCAAACAATGAATTAAGATGGAATAGGAATATCCCAGTAGGTGTCAGCAAGACTGAACACTATGAAGGATTTGCTGAAGTTGTAGCAATAGGCCGTCAAATAATCTATAATCGTACAAAGAGATTTGCTCCTAACTATATGGTTATAGCTGCTGACGTTCTTCCTGTTTTAACTTTCTGCAAAGGTTTCACAGCTGCTTCTGTAGGAAATATCAATGGTCCATATTTAGCTGGTACTTTAGATGGACTTAAAGTTTTCGTATCTCCTGCTATGGCTTCTGGTAGATTTGTTATCGGTGTCAATGGTAATGATATGATGAGCTCCGTTGCGGTTTACGCTCCATATATGCCTATCGTCCCCACTCAGCTTCTTGGCTACAGTGATGGCGCTATGGCACAAGGCTGGAGTACATTATATGCACTCGAAGTTCTTAATGCTAACTTAATCGTTGCTGGTGAGATCTATCGTGGCGATTATACTGAATATGTTGGTGGAAAGGTTGTTAATTCCTAATCCATGACATAATAAGCTAAC